CAATACTGATTCGGATGCAGCAGCAGACGCGGCGTATGCAGCTGGGGTTTATTTCTCGTCACCAATAGCGGAGGAAATCATTTCCAGAGTGGTCCCTGCAACCGCATACGTTCGCGTTCGCGCGGTCGATCGCAGCGGAACGAGAAGCGCGTGGTTCGGGGATGGTGTGAATCTCAATTCCCCGACGACATATTGGGGTGTAGCGGCTGGCACAATGATGAATCAGGAAGCGAACGCCGTCGCAATCAGCGGCGGAACGGCAACTCTGACGTCGGTAACGGCATCAAGTGTCCGCGCCGCCTCCCTCATCGTCGCTCCCGCAGCCGCAACGAGTCCGCGCGCACAGCTCGCGCTCTACGCAGGCAGCGACGCATTCAACTTCACGGTGTCCTCAGGTAACTATGACCTCGACGTGGACATCACCAATCGCGGATTCACGGCGAAGCCAGACTGGGGGCTTATCCAAATTTATGATACGAACTACCTCGGCGTTTACGATTTCGACGCTGGGTCGAGTTCGACCAACGCGCGCTTCGTGATCTACTCTCGCGACGGCGGAACTCGCACCACAGGCAATCGCCGCTATCATTTCATCCTCGGCAAATACACCTGACGCGCTCGACGTATGACCGCAGCGGATACGAGTAGGGGCCGCGCAATTACACGCTTGCCAACGCGCCCGCACTCCGCTCCTCTCACATCACCATGCGGCGGCGAGGGCTGAGGCCAACCGCAAGCCCGCGAGCGGATTTACCGCTGCGCGGGCTTTCTTTTGCCTAGATTCCGAATCCATCGCCAACATTTGATTCGTTTTAAGTCGCGCAACTGCAACGGCTTAGAGAAGCAGCAGGACAAAATACGCAATTGAGCTTTACGCGGGCTGGCGGATTGGTTTGAGTGTGCACGTCGAAGGGAATTAACCCAACGACCAACTCAACCCAAAACATGATTCTTCCAACAATTCACTCAAACGGAACCAGCGCCAAATGCCTCACCGAAGGCTACACAGAGGCTCGCCACGCAGTCGAAGCAGCGATCAGCCAACTCTCCAAAGTTGAATTCAACTCCCGCGACTACTACGTTCAAAACAACAACGCATGGACGTCAGCCGTAGCTGAGCGGATGTCACTTTTCGAAAAGCTCCGCGCCGTCGCCAGCGAACTTGCCAAGATCGAAGAGCACTGCGCGGACTTCATCAAATAACCTTCCGCCAACCACCGCAAACCACCCCGCCACCTCCTCACGAGGCGCGGGGTTTTCCGGTGCCAGACCGGAGGGAAATAACCCCGAGGCTCGCAACACAACATGACAATCCAATCCGCTCTCACAAACGCTCTGGTCCTCGCGCTCCTCGCGCCCGACCAAGCACGCGCCGACCGCGCAATCGCCCTTGCCGAGTCCATCGGTGCGGGCTGCACGCCCCGCCAGATCGCCACCGCCAAACGCAACGCCTCAAAGCTCGCAAAATGAAATCCACGCTCCTCCTCCTCGCGCTCGCGGCCACGGCGCACGCAGCACCACCACCCAGCTTCTTCCGCGCGCTCCACGTAGTCGAGACGAGCGGGCGCACGGGGCCAATCCTCGGCGACGGTGGCCGCGCGCTCGGGCCGTTACAGATTCATCGAGCCTACCACGCTGACGCACGCATCGGCGGAGACTACTCGCGCTGCGCTGACCTCGACTACTCGAAGCGCGTCGTGACCGCCTACCTGCAACGCTACGCTCCCGCAGCGTGGGCAGCGGGCGACGTGAAGACCCTCGCCCGCGTGCACAACGGCGGAGTGCGAGGCGCGAGCAAGCCCGCGACGGTGGCCTACGGCGACAAGGTCGCGCGCCTCACCAAATAACTTTCGGCGCCACCCGATTTCCAAGGCCAACGAGCCCGACCGTGGGCGTGCGAAAATACGCGGTCACAACTCAGCGACAAAAACACAAAACAACACGACAATGAACCAAGACAATTACGACACGGAAAACGAAATGCTCTGGGCCGCGAAAGATCTGCGGACCATGACGAGCTGCAAAGCGGAAATCGCGATTTCGCGACGAGTGACGATCAAACCGAACGCGATCAAAGAGGCTTGGGATTATCAGATCACATTCGGCGACATCCTCAACCGAGGGGCGTGGCGCTGGGAGTGCGCGCAGGCCGATACGCTGGAGGCCGCGATGGACATCACCCGCGCGCAGATCACCGCACAGGGCGACGAGAAGGCTCGCGAGTTACTGCAACTGACGGACGCCGCCGCGAAGCTCGGGCTGAAGCTGGTGGAGGCCACGGCATGAACCTCGAACTCATCCACGCAGAACTGGTCCGCATCCGAGAAGCTCTCGAGGCGCGACCGTTCGCATCGGGGGCACCGGCCGCAAAGCCCGTTGCTCCTCGCTCCGAGGAAGTGCCGATGCCCACCGAGATCATCGACGACGCGGGCAACGTGCAGGTGCATTTCGGCAAGAACAAGGGCGTGGCGCTCTCGTCACTGGGCGACCGGTCCGTAGCGTGGTATGCGCAGGAGCCAGAGCCGCGCATCGGGAACAACGGCAAACCCTTCCCGCCGCGACCCGAGGACGTGCTCCTGCGCAACGCGGCGCGGACCCTCATTCACCAAAAGCGCGGGACCATTGCAGGTGCCGCAGTTCCTACCGCTCCCGTCGCGAACATCGACGAGGGCCACGTCTCGTTCTAAAAGCAAAAGCCCGTCGCGGGAACACAACCGCGACGGGCAGCAAAACAACACAACAACAGTCAGCGATTCGTAAAAAATGAACACAGCAGAAAACACACAGCCAGTCACATCAACCGCCGTGGTCGAGACGCCCAAGAGCGTGACGACCCCAGCCCAAAAGCCTTTGATTAACTACGGTGCGCAGGGCGTGAAGCTCGCGAGCCTCGAGGACGCCTTCAGATTTGCCAACGCTATCGTCGCCTCTGGCTTCGCTCCGCGCGGCATGGAAAAGCCCGAGTCCGTTCTCGTGGCAATCCAACTCGGCGCGGAACTCGGTCTGACACCGATGGCTGCGCTTCAGAATACCGCCGTGATCAACGGCCGCCCCGCGATCTACGGTGATGCCGCACTCGCACTCGTCCGCGCATCCGGTCTGCTCGAATCCTTTAACGAGGAAGAAGTCGGCGAGGCCGGCAAGGACTCGTTCGGTATCAAGGTAACCGCTACACGGCGCGACGGCTCGAAGGGCTCCGAGACGTTCACCATCGGTGACGCCAAGGCCGCGAAGCTCTGGGGGAAGTCGGGGCCGTGGAGCGATTACCCGAGGCGGATGCTCAAGTTCCGAGCGCGTGGCTTCGTGCTTCGCGACGTGTTCGGTGACGTGCTCAAAGGACTCCGAACCGCCGAGGAGGTCCGCGACTATCCCGAGGAGCGCAACATCACGCCGCTATCCGAGAAGGTTAGCGGAGGGCTGACGATGTCGATCACGCAAGGGGGTGCGACATGAGCGCACCAAAAGATTGCCGAGAAACCGCCGTGCTCGCGAAATACAGCACGACGCTCCTGCTCGCCGCGCTCCTCGATCGCGCGATGGACCGTGACCAGCTAGAAATCTTCCGACTGGAAGACTGCATCGAGAACATCGAGAAGCGAAACGAGGGACGAATCAAAGAGCGCGCCGTCTTGCGCGCGAAACTGGAACAGGAAAACAACGAAAAGAAAGGAATCAAATGAACACCGGAGAAATCAAAAACCAAGCAGTCATCAACAACGCCACGGAGCAATTTCGCTCGCTGCTCGAAACGCACTTCATCGCAATCGCTCGCGCTGCCGAGGAGTCGTTTGTCGATGACGAAAATCAAACCGAGCCCAAAGCGAAGGCGTCGTTTGCGCTCGAATGGGACGCGCTCTCACTCGCGCCAAAGGTCGTCGTGAAGATCGGATGGTCGGTGCGCTACAAGGACGAGACCGAGGCGATGGTGGACCCGCTGCAATCTAAGCTCGGACTTGTGGAGGAGGCGAAATGAAGACTTCAATCAACGACGGAGGAATGGCATTTCCGACTCTGTTTCCCGAGGAACACTACGGAACGGGCTACCGAGGCATGACCCTGCGCGACTACTTCGCGGCACAGGCTATGACGGGATTCATCGCCGCCAGCACAGGTCGGGACATCCTTGCAAAACTGGATGCGCGTATGTGCTACCAGATGGCCGACGCGATGCTCACAGTGCGAGAGGAGGCGCGCAAATGATCTCCGAACCAAACGAAGTCTATCACGCGAACGAAGCGATCTCGCACAGCAAACTCGAACTTTTCCGCCGCCGACCCATCAGCTACTACCGCCGCTTCATCGCGAAGACGGTGGCGCGACCGGAGCCCACGGAAGCGTTTCGCCTCGGCTCTGCCGCTCACTGCGCGGTGCTGGAGCCTGCGACATTCTGGGACCGCTACGCGCTGCGACCGGAGGGCATCGACCGCCGAACAAAGGATGGCAAGATCGCGTTTGCCGAGTTCGAGGCTGCGAACGTGGGCAAGACCGTCATCACGCAGGACGAGGCTGGGTCGGTTCAAGAGATGACCGCAGCGGTGCAGCATCATCCGCTCGCGTCGCAGCTCCTCGCCGCTGGCTTACCGGAGTTGAGCTGGCGCGTGCAGCCAGACAAAGGGATGGACCTGCAATGCCGCACGGACTGGTTCAATCCGGCCGGCTGCGAGTTAAGCAGCGGGCGACCCTACGTCGCGGACCTCAAGACCGTCGAATCGCTGGACGCCGACGCCTTCCGCAACTTCGAGCGCGCGTGCTTTAACTTTGGCTACCACCGGCAAGCGGGATTCTATTTGCCGCTCATCACCGAAATCCTCGGGTCGCCGGTGTTTGATTTCTTCTTTATCGCCGTGGAAAAGTGCGAACCCTACGGCGTGGCGGTTTATCGGCTGAGCGACGCAGCCACGGCGCGCGGGCACGACGAAACAATCACGGACTTGATTCGGTTGCAGACGTGCATTATGGACCAGCAATGGCCCAACCTCCCGAACGATCTGCGAGAAATCGGTCTGCCAAAATGGTATGGGGGGACAGAATGAAAACCACGACCGACTTGGCGTTATTCGTGATCTTCTTGGCCGTGCTCATCGTGGCCTATCCGTTTATCTTCATACGAAAGGACGACGACGATGATCTCTGACGCACTCACAGTCGCCGCTATCTTCGCAAGCGGCGGGCTCATCGGATACATCATCGGCGCAGCGCGAGGCCGCAAGCTCGGGCGGGACGAGCAATGGGTCGAGTGCTTTCTCGCCGGCGAAAGGCGCGAGAAGGCACGACGGGAAGCAGACGGACGATTCAAAGCAAAAACCAAATCATGAACAAACGAAAATCAGACGAAGCGAAGCGCCACCAGTGCGACGCTATGCTCGCGCAATTTATGCCCGTGAAAACGATCGCGCAGGCCCTCAGAATGAGCCGTGGCACCGTGAGCGAGCGGGCGAAGCGCGCGGGGATGACGAGGCATTACATTACGGAGGCCGAGGCACGGCTACTGTTTAAGAATCGGATTGGAGGCATCGCAAAATGAGCACGCTCGCATTTACAGTTACCGGCGAGCCGAAGGGCCAGCCGAGGCCGCGAGCGTTCGCGCGGAAGATGGGCGCGGTTCACGTCGCTAGGTTTTACGACAGTGACGTGGCGGATGAGTGGAAGCGCGCGGTCCAGATCGTGGTCCTCGATGCATCCATCGTGCACAAATGGCCGCTGACGCTCGGGCCGGTTGCGATCTCGATGTGCTTCTCTCTGACAAGGCCCAAGTCGCATTTCGGCGCGAAGGGGCTCAAGGCGAGCGCGCCCTTGCATCACTCGGGAAAGCCCGACGCGGACAACCTCGCAAAGTTGGTAATGGACCAGATCACGAAGAGCGGGAAGGTCTGGCGGGATGACTCGCAGGTGGTCAGCCTGCGCGTCGAGAAGCTCTGGGCGTCAGGGAATGAGTCGGGATGCTCGGTGCTGATTGCGCTGGCGGGGATTTGAGTTTACTTCCGAGCCGAAAGCTGAGAGAACGCGAACGAGGCCGTGAAAAGCCGATCAATGAAATCAATCCAAGAACTTTGTCCGTCAGTCTGCGCGAGGCGTGTTTCATCGCCAATTTTCACCGCGTGGGCTGGCGGACTTTTTCTTCTATGAACTGGATTAACATTCAAACAGCAACCCTGCGCTCTCCGCAATTCATCGGTTCCGACCCGACCGCGAGAGGCACTTGGCTAGCTGTCCTCGGCTATTGCTACGAGCAGGAGAACGGCGGGAAAATCTGCGGATGCAAAGACTGGAAAGACCGACAGTGGCAGCAGATTTGCGGCGTGACGCGTGAAGAAATCGACGGCTCGACTTTGCTGATGGAATGGCAAGGGAATGACCTTCGCGTATCAAATTATCCGGTCGAGACCGAGCACGAGCTCAAGGCCAAAAGGGCAGCAGGAAGCAAGGGAGGAAAGGCTAGAACCCAAGCAAAAATCGAAGCAGCAAGGGTGAACGGAGCCAAGCACAACCCAAGCACAACCCAAGCAACCACCCAAGGAAATAGAAAGGAAAGGAAAAGAAAGGAAAGGAAAACTGAGGCGTCGGTTCCCGCCGCGTCATCCACTGGGCAAGCCGATTTGCCGGATTTTCCACCGACAGCGACACCGCCACCGAAGCCGAAGAGCGAACGCGATGCGATCAAGGACGCGCTCGCTGGATGCGGTGGGGCCGACCCTTTGCAGATCGTGCCATCGGCATGGTCTGGAATCGGCAAGGCGCTGGCTGACATCATGGCGGTTTGCCCGCAGGTCACGCCAGAGGAAATCTCGCGGCGGTCGGCGAACTACCGCACGCACATGGACTCGGTTCCGCTGACGCCGTTCGCACTCGCGAAAAACTGGGCACTCTGCGACAAGGCAAATCAGCATCCTCGCGGCAAACCGGTGGAAAAGCTCGAAGCGCGATTCGACATTTTTTGATCACAACCCAATGAACACGCCCACACCCACACCCACACCTCGCACCGACGCCGCATGGTCCGCGACCTTCGACGGCGAACAAATGAGCGCAGGCCAGACCGCACGGGCCTTGCGCGAATGTTCGCAGCAACTCGAACGCGAACTCGCCGCGCTCACCGCCGAGCGCGACCAACTCCGCGCTGACTGCGAAAATGAAACGAAATGGGCCGCGCACTATTTGGCGGATGCGCAAAACGCAAAGGCCCGCGCCGAACGCGCCGAGGCCGAACTCGCCACCGAGCGGGCGCGGCTAGATTCCGGTCAAATAATGCTCACTGTCGCAGGCGAGCGAGTCTGGCATTGCGGCGTTGATCTACGCGCAGCTATCGACGCGGGGATGCGGGAGGGAGCGCAATGACCGCCTCACGCACCAAATACTGGCGCGAATACAACCGGAGAAACGTCGCCAAAAAGCGCGAGCAGCACGCGGCATTTCGCGAGCGCAACAAGGAGAAGATCGCAGCGGGGAAGCGCGCGCTTCGGGCTACGGGGAAGGTCGCGCCGCGCAAGGTGAGCGCGATTCGGGCGGCGAAGCCGACGGTCGCGAAGCCGCGCAGGGACGAGGGCAAGGCCGAGGCGATGCTTACGCTACGCGAAAAGTTCGCGGCGTTTCGGGCAAAGCGGGCGGAGGGGCGGGAATGACCGCGCAACCGATGGCCAGCCTGCTCGCAGGGGTCGTTCCTGAGGGATTCTCGGGCACTCCGTTCGACGGTGAGGCTGCAACCCTTGCTTTTCTCTCCGAGGCGCGCAAAAGGGACGCAATCGCCCGTTTTGATTCCGCTGTTCCGCCGGCGATGCGGGAATCGGACTGGGGGCACGCTGAGATTGTGACGAACCGCGCACAGATTGACCGCGTGCTGGCGCACAAAGTCGGTGCTAAGGGGCTCCTGCTGAGTGGGCGCAGCGGACGCGGGAAGACGCGCTCAATGTGGGCGCTTATGCGTCGGCTGGCGCACGAAGAGGCGCGGGACATCCGGTATTTTCACGCTGGCGATTGGTTCGCGCAGCTCCAAGGATGCCTCAACTACGGGCGCGACGATGCGCGGGGATGGGTGGATGCGGTCGCGCGCAGGCCGGTGGTCTACATCGACGACTTGGGGCAAGAGGCGATTCAGACCGCGCGCAGCGAGTGGGCGATGTCGTGGTTCATGCGGTTCCTTGACATCAGGGTGAGCGAGCGACTGCCGCTCTACGTCACCACCAATCTCGACGCGCAGGGCATCGCCGAACGCGGAGCATCGAGCGTGCGGGGCGACCCGATGGTCAGGCGGCTCATCGAGATTTGCGAGCCCATCAAATTCGTTTAAGGCGAGTTGCGCGTGCGCCCGAATCGAGGCTTGACACGCAACGCACACGGGCCGAAACCCCACGCGTGCGCGGCACAGAACACAAACCCAAAAGCATCAGCGGTCACGCGTGGGCCAAACACAAGCGACTCAACGCACAGCTCACGCGCGGAGGCCGAAGGCGGAAACACACAACATGGAAACGAACACCAATGACCAGCGCGAGTTAGAGGCTTTGCGCTTCTCGTCGCGGGCGGCGCGGGCAATCACGACGCTTGAAGTGCAGCGGAAAGCGATCGGGCGCGAATACGGCGAGAGGATAAAGAAAATCAAGGCGCTGATCTTGATCTTGCAGCAGCGCGAGAGCCTCGGGCAGATGGGCATCGAGGGCATCGACGCGGTGGAGATTACGCCTGAGTTGCGAAAACTGATCTACAATCCGGTCGGTGACTTGTCGTGAACTCGATCACGGCTGCCGATAGGTTCGCAACCTGCGTCACGACTTACGACGCAGCGCGCGGCACGGCGCAGTTGTCCTGCGAAATCATGGAGCGGCTGGTGGA